TTGTCTTTCATCATCCTATCAACGAACTTAGGTACTACTTCTATGAGCGTGATCCTAACTTTGCTGAAGAGCTAAGGCAGGTTGCTGAAGATTGGCAGCAAAGGGTTAAGACTAAAAACTATTTTGATCCTGAGACTTCTGAGGATGCTTATATCATATTTGAAGATGAGCCTATCCTGGAAGATGTCCTGGAGCTTGAAGACAATTACCTGGATGTGATTGCCCAGGTAGAATACCTGGAAGATAGTATCAAGAGCATACAGAAAGCCAAGGATGCACTCCAGGCTCAGTTAATGCTGAAGATGGGTAACTTTGAGAAAGCAGTATGCAGAGAGTACACCCTGGATTGGGGCATGATTAATTACAAGGCTCAACCTGAGAAATTAGTTCCTGCTAAGGAAGCGTACCAGGTGAGAAGAAAGCAAATTAGAATCAAAAAGAGGGCGGATAGCTAAGGAGAGATTACATGGAGAGTATTGCCACCGCCCTCAGTTATTATATACTCATTCATGGAGAGCATTATGTCTAAAGAAAAAGAAAACAACACGAATGAACAGCTACGCCCAGTTTATGTGACTCCTGAAGTTCATGATCTATTGTGGCAGTACAAGGTCAAACACAAAAAGAAAAGCATATCTGAAGTGGCAAGCCATTTCATAAAGCTAGGTATTTGTAATGTGGAGATTGCAGGTGAGTGAAAAACCAACATTTAGAGAATGGTGTAAGTCAATCAAGGAAATAATTACGCAAGATCAATATGGCGAAGGTTTTTACAAAACAGTTTATAAAGATGGATCAGTAGAGAAATTACTTAATGATGGCTCAATACAAACAACTGAATCTCCATATTCACTGGAAGATTTAAAGAGAATGTTCCAAGAGGAAACAGGGCAATCATGGTAAATTCCAGGAACAAAGGTGCAGCCTTTGAAAGAAAGATTGTTTTAGCACTTAACATAAAACTCAAAGAATTAGGTTTTAAAGACAGAGTTAAGAGGAATCTATCACAGTACCAAACAAAAGGCGAAGCTGATATCTACTTGCGGAACTTAGCGATTGAATGCAAATGCTATGCAGGTGATCCTATTAACTTTGCTAAAGGCTCTTGGTGGGATCAGGTATGCCAGGCAGCAGGAGAAAGTCATACTCCAGTGCTTGTTTATAAGTACAACACTGGAAGGATTAAATATGTCATACCTGCTCATGCTATTTGTGCGGATGAAAAGATGCCAAAGAATAATAATACTGTAATGTTTGGAGATTTTGATGACTTCTTGGAATCTCTTAGTGTTATATTAGGTGAATGTTAATAGTGTATGATGAGAACTTCGATAATTTTTGCCAGGAGAGGTATAACAATTATTTACTAGCTTGTGAGCTTTTGGGTGTGACAGATCCAGGAGATTACTGGACTTTCAGGTCAAACAACATTGAATGGCTTGAAGAAAAATACTTAGCTTCAGGTGAAGCGAGTATAAATTAACTACAACATTAAGGAGAGTAGTATGGAAATCTTATTTGAAGAAAATAAGCCTAGCACATCGTATTTAGTCCATAAGGCTAAAGAGAAGTGCTTTTGGTCAGGTGAAGGAATATGCGAATTTAAGTATATTCTCCTAGATCCTGAAACAATTAAAACTGGATGGGGCATGTATGATGGTCAGTACCATCAAAAATGGGATTCAGTTATAGACCTAAGAAATACAAACGACAATAAGCCTGGTGCTGAGTGGAAGCGTAGCTTCTATGTTTGGACTTTTGTAGATCTTAATGAAGTATTGTTATGGAACAGGCAAAGTTGGGGCGAATGGGTTGGCTTCAGCAACATGCTAAAAATGTTTTATAACCAATACGAAGAAAATAAACCACTCTTGCCATGCTTCAAGTACCTGGAGTCTAAGCCAGTTACAGTTGGTAAGGGTGAGACTGCAATACCTGAATTTGAATTTGCAGGATTTAAACCAAGACCTGAAGGTTTTAAATTGCCACCTTACATGGCAGAAGAACTAGGTGAAAATGCACCCCAGGTAGAAGCTCTTAATAAAGAGGAAGTTGTCAAAGAATTAAACGAAGATGAAATTCCTTTTTAATGACAAACGAAGATTGGGCATCTATAGCTGAAACTATAGCCCTGGAAGTATTAGGCAAACCCACCAAGACTTATTCTGATGAGTGGCGGTGGGGATCTAATGGATCTTTTTGCCTAAATACTGACACAGGGCAGTTCCAGGATTTTGAAAACGATGAAGGCGGTGGCGTTTATTGGTTTTTAAAAAAACATGATATAGATGTAAATGAAACATTAGAACGATTTGGTTTTAGCGATGCAGGGAAATATCACAATAACATTCACCCTTCTAACCCTGCATCGCACCCCCTTAGTGGTGTAGTAGATAAGAAGACCGCATATCTTCCTTCCAAGAGTAAATCTGCTACGCCACTTTCTACAGAGAAATTAAGGCAACTATGGCAAGAAGCTGAGATTAAAGTAAAATACAGCGACAATTTTATAGTGCTTAGATTCCCTGAAGGTCACCCAGGAGCTAAACAGAAATACACTCCTTACTGTAAACAATCTGATAGTACCTGGATCTGCAGGCGACCTACAGGGGATCTTCCCCTTTATCTAACACCTGGGCGAGACACTAGTAAGCCAGTGTTGCTAACAGAAGGAGAGAAGGCTGCTATCTATGCCGAAAAATTGTGGGATGGGCAGGTAGCATGTCACCATGGTGGCGTTTCAGGGTGGAGAAAGACAGATTGGTCTCCTTTGTTTGGGAGAAAGGTCTATATCTACCCTGACAACGATGAGCCTGGATTCAAGTTTGCTGAAGAGATCAGCAAGTATCTAAGAACAAATAAATCGCATGTATATATAGCTAAACCGCATGAAGATCTTGAAGAGAAAGAAGATCTGTACGAAGCCTGGCAGAAAAACCTCTATATCAATAGCCTGGAACTAGAAAGCTACATTGTGGCGAATCCTATGCCTAGACCTAAAGGCAGTTTTTACGCTATGCGAGCAGCAGAGGTCATACAGCAAGTGGATAATCCTAAATGGCTCATAGATGGCGTATTTGAAGAGGAAAGCCTAATAAGTGTGTTTGGTGCTCCTAAGAGTGGTAAGAGCTTTGTATCGCTTCAGATGGCAGTCTGCATAGCTACAGGTCAATCTTATTTTGGAACGCCAGTAAAGCGTGGAAGCGTACTCTATGTAGCAGGAGAGGGGCTTAGAGGTATTAGAAAGCGTACCAGTGTTCTCAGTGATGTCTATGATGTAGAAAACAGCGACTTATATATCACTAATAGAACTATCAAGGTTAATGATGATGCTGAGTATGAAAAGCTAGTTGATGAAATGAAGCTCATAGAAGCTGAATGCGGAAAACTTAACCTGGTGGTGCTAGATACCTTTCAAAGAACCTTCCAGGGCAATGAAAACAGTGCGGAAGATGTTGGATATTTTATTAGTAAATGTGATGACATCATTAGTGACTTTGGATGTGCTGTAATGATTGTGCATCATACAGGGCATGGCAATGGTGACAGAGCCAGGGGATCTAGCGTTATTGGTGCATCCCTGGATTATGAATTTAAAGTAGATAGAGATGATCAGGGCGATATTATGTATGTCAATCTACATCAAACGCTTAACAAGGATGGCATGAACAGTTTTGATCAGAATTACGAGATTGAGGATCATGCAGTTAATGTAAATGGCTTGCTAATTAATTCTGCGAGACTGAAAGAATCTAATTATGTATTCAATAAGAAGAAGGAAGAATTGACTGCATTGCAATACAAAGTTTTTGCAGCTTTTGAAGCGGATCATGCAATAACAACAACCCAACAAAACATACCAGGCGTTGAAGTGTTTTTCCAACCTAGTGATTTTAAAGATAGGGTTAAAGGCACAAAGAAAGATGATGAAGGAGACTTTAAATATTTAACTGTTGATGCTGTTAAAAAACACCTGGAAGCGTTGGTTGAGAAACAAAAATTGTGGCATTTGCCAGGTCATGGATTCCAATTATTTGAATATAAGGCTATTTCACCATATAAAGACCTTCTAAAACAGAAGGTGGAATAGAAGGTGGAATAAGGTGGAATGAAGGTGGAATAAGGTGGAAACCATAAATATAGAAGGTGGTGGGGGTGGTGGTATATATATACCACCCCACCCCACCCTCTAAATGGGAAACTTACAGAATATGAAACGAGTAATAGAAAAAGATAAACCAAGATACTCCGAACCAGTACAAAGGGGTATGCAACATTTACGCCAGGTAGAGGGAGCAATTAGATATTCCTGGGGCGGAATACCCAGGCTTTGCAAAATTGTTTCTAAACAAACTGCTATGCGATACGCAAAAGCAGAATACTTATACAAAGAAGCAATCTTTGGTGAAGACGAAGATAAGATGTTAGGCATGATCTCTATGATGGAACGAGCATATTCAGCACTTGTTAAGGAAGCTAAAGAAATGGGTTACCAGGAAGTGGATGGAAAAGCCAAGGCATTTGAAGTAGATGGCAAGGTTTGGTTTGTTACTGATTATGATCACGAATTAGAAAAGGTCAGAATCAATAACAAGGATCTGCATCCTGATACTGAAATAAACTACACCAGTGTAGAAGAATTGTTTAGAGCAGTTCCCCAGGATGTTTGGGAAGTTAAAAGAAAAATAGCCTTGGATTTTCCAGGCTCTACATTTGGTAAATGGAAAAAGAAATGAACACATTTGAGACTGATTTAACAGCAGGCAAAAGTGTAGAAGATCTATTATTAGAAAAAATTAAAACAAAATATCCAAAAGCAGAAAAATTTGAAGGCAAGTGCAAACCATTTGATATTTATATACCTGAAACAAATATTTATTTAGAGGTTAAATCAGATCAGAAAAGTCAACATACTGGAAATATAGTTATTGAATTAGAAATGTTTGGCAAACCTTCAGGTCTTAATTCTACAAAATCAGATTATTGGGTTATTTATACAGGCGTTGAATGGTTATGGTTAAGACCACAAAGAATATGGGAATGCGTATCTATCAACATGCTTAAACCAGTGCAGTTTGTTGGTAAGGGAGATAGCGTTGCCAAAACAGCCTACTTAGTACCCTTAGAATTGTTAAAAAATTACCAGGAGCAAAAATGAAACGAGATGTTTATAACCCAGTGACGAAGCCCAAGCACTACAATAATGG